AGATACATAAAGCGCGGTCAACGCCTTAGACGCGATTCTGGCGCGTTCAAACAAGTGAGGGCGATATGAAGGTTCTGAATGGTGGAAAGCCGGTTGCGGACGATTGGAAAGCGGGTACGCCGATAAGGTGGTGGGGCGTTGCGGTGTTTGTCATTAGCGCGTTCTTGGTAGGCTGGGGCTTGTGCGACATCGGATGCGAGCTATACAATCTAATCTGGTAATGGGGGGCGAGAGATGAATAGGGAACATGTGCCGCCGGAAGGCGTGACGCACGAACAGCACTATCGCCTTGCCCGTGTTGTGGCGAGTTTGGTCGATGCGGTTCGATACATGCATGAAGGCGACACGAGCACGGCTGAGAGGTGTATCGAGAAGGCGAAGGCCAAGATGGATGTGGTCACAAAGGGGATAGTGCCGAGATAAGCAGGGGGCGGTGATGACAGGTTGCGAAATATGCCTGCAAGAGACCAAGACCGCGTATCTGATTGAGGTTACGCCGACTGACAAGTGCCACGGCTCATGGCTAAGGCTATTGGGCGCGGCACCGTGTAGCATCTGGGTATGTTCTCAATGCGACTACATGCTGAGTATGATGGCGTCGTTTGGCTGGTTTGAACTGTCAAGGATCAAGGCCAGCGTATCGAGCGACATCCGGCTCATTCGTTCTGTGGAAATCTGGAAATGACAATGACTGCGGAATATGCCGAGCCGATAACCATCGACTTGCACCCCGGTCAGACACGAGCCATGTTAAGCGAAGCGCGGTTCGTGGCGATGATATGCGGCACAGGTGGTGGTAAGACGTGGTTCGGGCCGTATTGGGCTATGAATGAGATAGCGAAACGTCCGGGCGGCAGAGCCATGATAGTATCGCCGACGTTCGACATGCTCAGTCGTGAGAGTCGGGCCGAGTGGCTAAAGGCCGTAACCAACACGGACTTTGAAGGCAACATGAAGCTGTCCGAGAATCACTACATTACACCGGACGGCACTGATATATTCTTTCGGTCTGCTGATAAGCCGAACAGTCTCGAAGGCGGGCAGTTCGATTGGGTGTGGCTCGACGAAGCCGGTCAATACAAGGTTGGCGCGTGGATAGCAATACAGGCCCGTGTTGGCATGAAGCTAGGCCGGGTGCTGTTCACGACAACGCCGTATGCACAAAACTGGCTCAAGAAAGAAGTCGAAGACCGGTGGAAGAAAGGCGACCCGGATTATGATGTGATACGATTTGCATCTATTGAGAACCCGAAATACCCGCAAGAGGAGTTCGAACGCGCAAGGCGCACGCTTCCGAAGGCTATATTCGAGCGTCGATACTTAGGGCTGTTTACGAAGCTGGCTGGGCTGGTCTACCCCGATATGGAGATGGCCCTGTGCGACCCGTTCGAGATACCTGAAAACTGGCAACGTATTGGCGCAATTGACTTCGGCTTCCATTCGCCATTTGTGGCATTAACCGGCGCGATTGCACCTGATGGCGTGCTTTACCTGTTCGATGAATACTATACGCACCCGCACCTTGAAGGCGATAAGCTGTCAGAAGACCACGTTGAACGTCTTAGGCGCGGCACACGATACGTATGTGACCCGGAAGACCCGCAACTGCGAGTAGACATGCAAGCGATAATCGACCGGAAGCGCACAGAGGAGGGCGGGCGCAGGTTCAAGGGCGTTGAATTAACACAGGCCAAGAACCCCATTCAGTCGGGCATCGTGCTGGTAACACAGAGAATTAAGTCAGGCGGGTTAAAGATATTCCGGGGCGCATGTCCAAACCTGATGGATGAATCAGAGCTGTACAGATACCCCGGCGATGAAATGAACCCGGAGCGTGGCGAGAAGCCGGTAGACTCTGATAATCACGCGATGGACTGTCTGCGGTATATCTGCTACGACCTCGATTCCAAGAGTGGGGAGCCGAAGGCCGACTTTTGGAGATTGGCTTAACACTAAAGGAGAGTAGCAATGGGTAAAAAGGAATATGTGAAGCCGTTCAGCAAGACGCCGGAAAAGAAAGACACGAAAAAGGCCACCAAGAAAACGAAGAAATAGGACGCCCAACAATGGGACGAATACTTGATTCGCTATCAGTCTTGATAGGGCGCAAGGCTGTTAGCACCCCGACGGATGTTGACACCTCCGGGGCTTTCGGAGCATGGCTTCAGCGCGTATCGGCGGGGCTAAACGTCGGCAGGTCGGGGAAGACATTCTACGACATGATGAATAATTACACGTCGTATGTCTACGCTTGCGCCAGTCGTAACGCAACTGCGGCGGCGAAGGTGCCACTCCGGTTGTATGTCGTGAAGCCTACCCGCGCCTCTCGAATGTCTGCGCGATGCGTATCGGTGCCTGTGAATAGGGATAAGAACCTACGCTCACGGGCATCGTTGCACAAGTGGATGTCTAAGGCCGAGGGTGGCGCGGTTGAGGAGATCGTCGAGCACCCCCTGTTGACACTACTCGAAGCCGCCAATGACATCGAAGACCAGTTCACACTTCAGGAGCTGACGCACATATGCCTTGAAATGACGGGTAATGGCTATTGGTATCTTGATAAGAACGGGCTGGGATTGCCGGAGCAGATAATTCCGATGTTGCCGCAATACGTCACCGCGTTGACCACAAAGGGCCAAGACCTGATAACCGGATACCGATACACACGGGGCATGAAAAAGAGCGATTACTCGATTGACGATATTATCCACTTCCGATACCCGAACCCCACAAGCCGCGTATATGGATTAGGCAAATACCCGGCGGCGTCCGAGGCGGCTGACATTCTCGCAGGCCAGAACGATTACGAGTTAAGCCTGCTGAACAATCAAGGGCGACCGGATACGATACTTAGCGCAAAAGGCACGATAACCCCCGAAGAAAAAGGCCGCATGGCTAAGGCGTGGAAAAAGGCTTTCGGCGGGGCAAGCAAAGCGGGTGGCGTCTTCGTCGCAGAAGGCGGGTTGGAACCTAAGGCTATGGGCTATCCCCCAAGAGACATGGCTCCGTTCCAATCACGCAAGCTGTCAAGAGAGGAGATTGCCGCCGTGTTCGGTGTGCCTCTGTCCAAGCTCACGACTGATGCGGTGAATCTAGCTAATGCGGAGGCAGGAAACTACTCGCATCTGGCAGACACCGTAAGTCCGATGTTGCTAAGACACGAGCAGGCTTTGAACGCACGCTTGACCCCGCTGTATGGCCCGAACCTATTCTTGGCATACGACAACTGTGTGCCTGAAAATCTCGCATTCAAGCTGACAGAGCGCGAGTCGAATATCACAAGCGGGTATGCCAGCATCAACGAGGAGCGCGGTATCGAGGGACGCGAGCTGGTTGAGTGGGGCGACGAACCGATTCTGTCAACGAGTGTCGCGCCGATTAGCATGTTGAGCCTTGAACCGGAGCCGACAGTCCCGATACCAGAGCCGGAACCGATACCCCCGAAGGACATAACCCCGGATCGGACAAAGAGCATCGCCCGGTCGAATGATGACTTCGCATGGCGACAGCCGTATGTCAGACGCATGAATCGTATCGTCAGGGAATACTTCGCAGACATGGAGCGGTCAGTGTTGCGGCTACTGCGAAAGAGCAAGGCCGTCGAGGACGTGCAGGGCATGGCGACGTTTGGCCTTAACCAGTGGAACGAACGATTCCAACACGACATTGGCCCGATATACAAGGGCATAGCAGAGGCTAGCGGTAAGCGGCAGATGCGGCGACTACCAGCGGCAGGCGTGACGTTCGACGTTGAGTCAGAGGACTTGACACGATTCTTCGACGAAACGCTTCCGAAGTTGGCAAATGGCATAAATGAGAAAACCGCGAATGACCTGAACGAAGCCTTGCGCGCTGGCATGGCCGAGGGTGAGACCTTACGCGACCTGTCGAAACGCATTAAGACGGTATTCAACAATAAGCAAGCGTGGGAGTCAGATAGGATAGCACGAACCGAAACATGCAGAGCGCAGATGTTTGCGACAGAGCAGAGCATGATTCAGAGTGGCGTTGTCAAGGCAAAGATATGGAGTGCGGCTGGCGACCCGTGTCCGTGGTGTTCTGAGATGGAAGGCCGGACGATGGCACTAGGCGAGCCATACTTCACAGAGTTTGACAGTATGAATGTCGAGACGGTTGGCGCAGGCGGCGAACCGAAAACACAGACGTTGAGCTTTGAGTTCGGCGCGGTTGATGGGCCACCGTTACATCCGAATTGTCGATGCACGTTAATCGAGGTAATGAAATAATGGCCCGTCCAAACAGCGTTATAATTGTTGATGAGGCTGGTGAGGCACGCACCCTCAAGTCCTTACGACTCGTCAAGGGGGAACGCCCCGCAAAAGAGGTTGGTTCAAAAGACGGGTGGAAACGATATGAAGCGGGCGGGAAGGTAATCCTTAATTTCGAGGTTGTCAAATAATGGAACTGGAAATCGTAACAGAGCGTATGCCGCTTGTCGAGATATACCCGGACGTTGCTAAGGCAATCGGGCTACCAGACGCCGAGTTCGTTCGTAAGCATTACATCTGCGAGAAAGCCCCGGAGTTGCAGACCGGCGAGCGTGCGCTGATCGCCTATGTATCGACAGAGGAAATCGACAGGGACATGGAGGTTATCAAGACACGCGGTATCGACCTGAAGTATTTCCGCAAGAATCCGGTAGTTCTGTGGGGACACGATCCGTCTATTCCCCCGGTAGCTAAGGCTGACTGGATTAAACCCGGCAAAGCTGGCGACACAAACGTGATGATGGCAAAGGTGGTATTCGCCGAGCATGCATTGGCTGATGAAATCTATACGCTATACAAGGGCGGGTTCCTGAAGGCGTTCAGCATCGGCTTTATCGTGACGGGATATCGCGAGCCGAAAACAAACGAGTTTGGCGACGATACGGAAATGGTGCGTGGCGTTATCGAGAAATGCCAGTTGCTTGAATTCTCATGCGTGAACGTCCCTGCGAATCAGGGCGCACTTGTCGCGGCAATAGCGAAGTCGGCAATCTTCCTGAGCGATGACACACAGCGGCAACTCGGCATTAGCGACGAAGACGAAATCGAGGACGCCCCGGAACTTGACGCAGACAACTTGACGCTGAAGCTCGAATCCGCGATTGACGATCTGAACGTGGCTACCGACGCAATGGTGCAATTCTCGCGGGACTTCCGCAAGGCGTTCTTGCCGGAGTCCGAGGAGATAACCGACCCGGTAATAGAAATCGAATCGGACGGCAAGGAGGTATTCAAGTGCGAGTGTATCGAGTGCAGTTACAAGACGGATAGCGAGAAGCATTGCGCCGATATTAAATGCCCGGAGTGTGGCGCACAGATGCGTCGAGCCGGGAGGCCGGGGCCGGGGCAGGCAAGCCTTAGCCCGACCGATGATGATGTAGCAAAAGCGGTTTCCGCCGAGATTGGCAAGATAAGCGGTAAACTGCTGAAGCACCTTGAAGAACGATTGACTCAGATAACGGGGCGCGTAACCCCGACTGAATAGCGATGGAGATTATCAGGCGCGCTGTGCGTGCTGGAGATATCAGTCGCACCAACAACGCAGTAGGAGTAGATTATGGCTGATGAAAAAGACACCGCCGAGAAAACGACCATAACGGCTTCGGAACTCGACAGCAAGATCAGCAAAGCAGTCGCTGACGGAATGGAACCCGTTATTGACAAGCTGGCTGAGAAGCTGGAGACCTCGCTAAAGGGATTGGGGAGCGAAAGCAAACCACCCGAAGGCGAAGAAGTCGAACGGGAGAAAGTCCATGCTGAGCCGAAAGTAGAGGATAAGACTTTCGGCTATAAGAACATGGGCGACTTCCTGAGAGATGTTCAGACTTGCTCACCGGGTTCGGGAGTAAGCATGACAAGTCGTTTGGCGAGTATGCATGAGAAAGCGGCAATCGGTATGGGGGAGAACGTCGGAAGTGACGGCGGATTCCTTGTGCCTACCGATTTCGTGATGAACGTCTGGCAACGGTCGATTGAGGCACCGGAGAACCTGCTGAACCGGGCTGATGTTTACCCGATTAGCGGCAATCGAATGGTTCTCAATGCCGACGCCGAGACAAGCCGCAAAGACGGTTCACGTCATGGCGGCGTAGAAGGCAAGTGGCTGGATGAAGGCACCGAAAAGACGGCGACCCATCCGGAGATTTGCCGACTGGAGCTGAACCTCCACAAGTTGGCCATTCTTGTTTATGCGACCGACGAACTGCTTGAGGATTCGGCAGTTGCGTTGGACACTTATGTGAACAAGAAAGCCAGTGACGAGATCACCTTCAAGGTAAGTGATTCTCTGATTCGTGGCACAGGTGCCGGTATGCCTCTGGGCGTATTGAACGCGCCTTGTCTGATTTCGGTAGCCGCACAGCCGGGACAGGCCGCCGCAACAATCGTCGCTGAGAATGTCAGTGACATGTGGAGTCGCATGTGGGGGCCGAGCCGTAGAAATGCAGTGTGGCTCATTAACCAGGACATCGAGCCTGAACTGGACAACATGACGATCAATGTCGGCACCGGTGGCGTGCCGGTCTATCTGCCTGCTGGCGGATATTCCGCGTCGCCGTATTCGACGTTGAAAGGCCGTCCGGTTATCCCGGTCGAGTGGTGTTCAACGCTCGGCACTGTCGGCGACATCATCCTCTGCGACTGGAGCCAGTATGTTGCGGCTACCAAGACCAGTGGTATCCAAGCCGCAGTCTCGATGCACGTTCGGTTCATCTACGACGAATCAACTTTCCGATTCGTTATGAGAATCGATGGCCAACCGTGGTGGCAGCTTCCGTTGACTCCCTATCAAGGGACGACCACTCTGTCACCGTTTGTCGCTCTGGCGACCAGACCTTAATGAAAGGAGGTGAATCATGGCAGGACGTAAACTAATGCAAGAGGCACTTCCGATCTGGGTTTCGGCTCCGGCGGACTACAATGCCGCGCCGAGTGTCGGTGCTTATATCAGCATGAAGGGCTATCAGTCCGTTATGTTCGTTATAACAACCGGCGCGTGGGCGGCTGGCACAGCAGTAGTGACCATCAATGAGGCCACCAATATAGCGGCAGGCGGAGCGCAAGCTCTGGCGTTTACCGAGTATTGGACGAACGCGGCGGCGGCGGCTTCGGCGAATTTGGTGCGAACCGTTTGCGCCAATACGTTCACTATGATCAATCAGGCCAACACGCTATATGCTGTCGAAATCACAGCTGATAGTCTCACGACTAACACCGATTACGATTGCATCTCGCTGGCGATTGCATCGCCGGGTGCGCACGCTGATCTTTACAGCGCGATAGCGATTGGTTTCAGAACGCGGTATCAGGGCAACACCGCGACAATGATTAACCCGCTGGCTAACTAGCGGTTTGTAATACCTTGCGAGGGGCGGCGGGATTATCTTTCGCCCTTCAAGGTTTCCCGTTGTCCCGCAAGGTTATGAGGTGGATATGGCACCACGACAGCTCATTGAAAACAAATGGCCGATGTTCGGTATCCCCCCTGCCGACCATAAGGGAGGTGCTCCGCCAACCCCTTACGTAAGCATGAAGGGGTAT